TTGAAGATCTGCTTCAATGCAGCTTCATAGTTCTTATTTTCTGTATCAAATGTCAGCAGCTTCCCAAGTAGATAGTTTTTCTTTTGATCCACCATCTTACCATATTGATTATCAATGATCTTGTTGTTTGGAAGGTTTTCCACCACATAAAGTTCACCATCCTTACCAATAGCTGTTCTTTGCCTGGATAGAATGTCATGTTCACCTGAATAATACTTTTCACCAGTGATCATGTTGATTCTTTTAATGGACTTCTTCCACTTTCTAATTTCAGCTTCAAGACATTCCTTTTGTGTCATCCTGGTATTAGCACCAGTTGTTATGATCTTCTTGATGCTATTCATTACACTAAATTCAAACACGTTTATTCACCACCTTCCATACTCTTAATTATGACATCATAAGTATAAAACCCACAAAATAGGGGATTCAATATACTTTTTGTTACTAACTAGATATTAATCTTAGTTGAAACTGAATGTTTCGCCCTTGATGAATTCTTCCATTCCATATCTCATTGCATCAAGAATATGGTTGAAGTCATCAATTGGTTTATTGGTTTTCTTTCCAAACTTGTCTTTGTCCCAAGTGTAATTGCTGATTTCAGTCAGGAAGTTGACACACCTTGGATGGACTATAATCTTGAAGTCCTGAATGTAGTCAATACCATTGTTGACTGAATCCTTTCCTTTTCTTGCTGCCTTGATATTGGACATTCCAAGTTCACGAAGCCTGTCAATGGACTTGGGTTCTGCTGAATCTGCTCTGATTCGTTCTTTCCTATAACCCATTTCAGTGACTTCATTGTGTATAGCTTCATTGGACATTCCATTCTTGTACATTTCATCAAACACATATATGACCTTTGCTTTCAGGTCAACCATTCCGCACCATAGTGCAGAAGGGTCATTTGTATATCCAAAGTCAAGACCAAAGCCTGACTTAATACCTGCAATCTTCTTGATGTCATCCAGGTTGAATGCTTTTTCTTCCCAGTTCTCAAAGACAAGACCTTCAACAATACCCCAGTCACCAAGACCTGCAACTCTGTATCTTCTTGGGTTGTTTTTCTTCATGGTTTCAAATACTTTCTTGTCAGCAGCATCAAGGAATTCATTACACATGTAATTGGTGGTCATTGCAAGGATATCAACATCAGGTTCAGCATCAAAGAACCGCTTCTTTATCCAGTGATGTTCATTCCAAGGGTTAAAGGTTAATGTTATTTGCTTGAACAGTCCTTCAACCACTTGACCACGAATAGATTCATCCAGGATGTCAAAGTCAGCTTCATTCAATATTTCATAAGCTTCTTCAATCCACATCCAACATAATGAACCAATATCAACTGTGATGGATGTGACTTTCAATGGGTCATCAAGACCCCTGAAATAGATTGTTTGACCAGTGGGAATATAGGTCATTTCCAAAGGTGATTCAGTTATTTTCCAATAGTCCTGAACCCCCAGTCTACTGATTGCCCATTTTAGTTCAGTGAAGCACGAATCCTTCAAGGTTCTGAATGTCTTTCTGACAACAAGAAGGTTCGCATCAGGATATTCCATCATCCTTGTAATGAAGTTCAGTGCAGTGGTCTTTGATTTCTTGGATGCTCTTGAACCTTTGACCACTCTGTATCTGCCTTTAAAATGCCAAAATTTATTGTATTTTTTACCGACAACTTTCTTCAATGATATTTCATGTTTAATCATAGACATCACCACATTTTATTGCATCATATTGTTCAAGTGCCTGTTTTGACTGGTTCATCAATGATTGTGTTACTAACCTGATATTATTCTTCATCATCTTCACCCATATCATCTTTGATGACAACAGGAATCACACCTTCAAGTTTTAGTTTGTCATTGAACATTCCCAGGTGTCTGCCTATCAAATCAAGTGCTTTCAATTTGTCATATGTTTTGACTTCTCTTTCAGTGATGTCACCATCTTCTGTTGGAATAATCTTGAACTTCACACTGGAAATGCAAGCTGTATCTTCTCTATTGGCATCACCCCTGATAGTAGCTGCATCCATATTGATGACATCCACTGGATTTAAGAAAGCAATCTTTGCCAGTTCTTGAACAACTCTATCCTGGTTGATTCCTGTCCTCTTTGACCTTTCAGCAAGTGCCTTTGCAACTGCTTCTGCAATGTTAGGTTTTGAGAGGTTTTCCGCTCCTATTTCTTTTGCACACTTAGAAGAATATCCTGCCCTAATTGAAGCCTGTGTTGCATTCAGGTCAATTAGATATTCGTCAACAAATGATTTTTGTTTCTTAGTTAGTTTTGCCATGAATACAACACCTGATTTCTTATTAAATTTTTACATACGAAAAAGAGAACTTTCAAGTCAGGAGGTTAACTCAAAAGTTCTCTTTGGGAAATATCTATTTTATTTATAATATTAACTATACTAAGTTTACTATATATAAAGGGTACACACAAGGGTGTCAGTATTGCATGGAATGTGCATAATTTACCAATATTTCATTCATCAACTGAATATCTGATAAATCACTTCATCACTGAACAGTCTGATTTGAAGCATGTTGACAAGTCTGTTCTTATTCCTGCTGATAGTAGATACATCAACCAGGTAATGTTCAGCAATGTCTTCCCTGGTCTTACCTTCAAAATACTTCATCCTGATAACATCAAAGTATGGGTCATCCTTTAACATATCAATTGCAGCATCAATCACCTTGATGAAATTCCTTGTGGTCTGAATACTGCATTCAAGGGATTCAATCTTTTCATCAGCCTTGTCAGAATCAGACTTCACTTCATATGTAGCACTTCCTGAAAAGGATGTGATGCTTGGTGACTTCTTTGGAATTCCTTCACTCTTAATGGTGTTAATCTGTTCAAACTTGTCAGCAATTGCAGCCTTGAAATTGTTGTAATTATAAAGCAAGGTTTCTGTTTTTTGAAATGGTGATTGTCGATTATCTTTCAAAAGTCCTTGTCTTTTCAATTCAGAAGCAGTTCTTTTGACAGCTTCATCAATATAACTTTCTATGATTTTAGTATCATTCTTCATAAAATACCTTCCTTTCTCACATTTTACCTTGAACCTTGAACCTCACCTTGCACCGCTTCAATCCCTTACTATGACTAGGTTTACAGAACTACGGTTCAAGGGTTCAAGGTAATACCTCTATATTCTTTATTTTTAAGGTATATATATAATATTTTAATGAATTATAATTTCTTAATTTATGTTAATAAGTTGTTAGTACCTTGAACCCCTTGAACCGACAACCTACAACACCAGTTATATCATAGGGTTTCAAGGGTTCAAGGTGAACCCATTTATCAAGAACCACCTTGAACCTACCTTGAACCGCTCCTGCTAATTGTTATGGGGAACAGGTTTTTGAAACTTAACTTTCAAGTTTATTTTTTAACTTCACCTTGAACAATAATCCTACCTTTCTTTGATGAAATCTTAGGCTTCTTCAAAATCATTACAATGTTTTTCAAAGAATTGTTTTGTTTCTTTATTTTTAGGAATGCTTTCATTATTAAAATATTTCCAAATACAAATCCTGCCAGGAAGAACAATGCAAAGTAAAAATATTGTTCCATGTAGTTAAACTCCTTTTACCTTTGATGCATACATGTCAGCATGATGTGTCCACAATACATTTTCATACTTCTTAATCGCTCTATCATAGAAATTCCATTCCTTTGTTTCATAGCTGCCCATGTGATACCTGATGCAAAGAATTTCTTCTTCTGTAAGTTGCATATGCTGTGCCAACATCATCACCGACTTATCAGCATGACCAGGGATGAAGGTCTGATTGTTATATTCAAAGTGTGATTCTTCATCCTTTGGTTCATCCAATCCCATGAACTGGACACCTTCAACATCAATAATCTTTTCATATTTATCAATCTTGCATAGGTCATGGAACATTCCAACAATCAAAGGTGACCTTTCATCTGACCACTTCAACCAGTTATCATATGTGAATTGAACCAGTGCTTCTGCTACCGCCATTGAATGGTCAAACAGTCCACCTTCATATGCTCCATGATATTTTGTTGAAGCAGGGGCAGTGAAGAAACCATTTTCAATCAGCCATTCATAAAATTCCTTACTGATGTGGTCACCCATCATCTTATGGAACATTTCAATTCTTTTGTTTATTGTTATCATTTGACCTTCCATCTGTTTCACCATTCCTTTCACTTTTTTTCAAGTCTTAAACATTTATTATCTTTGAAAGCCATACAATTTTCACCATCACACCAAGCAAAATAATCTTGATAAATTCTTTGTTCAGGAATCATCCTAACTCTTTTCTTGAATGGACAAACTTTTTTCTTATTGTTCATCAGATTCACATTTTTCTTCTTCAATTCTCACTGCTGATTCTGTTGCCAGGAAGCAAGGTTGAACAGTTCTTCCCATGATATAAAGATAAATCCTTCCTGATTCCAACACCTGCTGCTTTTCTTTTTCATCCAATTCCCAAACTGTTTCTATTCCAGGGGTGACCCCATCATCACACAAATATCTTGTTCCAGGTAATTCCTGACACCCTTCACCAATGAAGGTGACATTGCTTGTTTCTGTTTTAACTGGTTTCATTTACGTCACCAACCTTTTCAAATATTTCAGGGTTATCCTGAATCACCATATATAATGCATTTGCTAATTCATCAATTTTCTTTTCATCATGATTTGAATAACCAAGAAATTCATATATTCCATGAATCATTTCATGAAGAAAATCAGCTCCCATCTTACCCCTTGAGTTTGGACATATTCTGATTATAAGGTTCACATAGTCAATTTCACCTGAATAATTTTGACTTCCTAAATCAAGCTTATTGGTCTGTTCAACTTTGTAAACTTTACCACCAATTTTGATTTCTTTTGGTATCTGCATTATTTGAACTCCTTTCCTGATTTTCTATGTCTTAACTGGATTCTTTCAATAAATTCAAAACCTGCCCAACCTGCAATGTTTTTCATGACCTTAATCAGTTCATGGGATTTCTTTTCAATTGCAGCGTCTTCCTTGATGATTGGTTTTAATGCTTCATAAGCTGTTGGGTCAGCACAACCGCTACTGTTGAACCTTGGATTTTTATTACTCATGTTATTCACCGACTTTCAAAGGGACAAACATTTCATCTGTGGTGACTGTTGCACCATTACATTCAATGATTATCTTTGTATGGGGTGAATAGTTTTTCAGCATCCATTGTTGCACTGGTTTAACAAGTTCAGCAAACTGTTCAATCTTGTCAAACTTATCATCAGTCAACATTGGAATTTCTGTTGATGTACCTTTTACTACTTTCACTGTTCATCATCCTTTCTGTTGATAGAATCCATTACTTTGAACCCATCAGGATATCTTTTCTTTAACTTTTCAACGTTCTTTTCCATTACTGTTTCCAGGTCTACATTCAAACTTTTTGCAAGGATTGCAATGTACCAACAAACATCACCAAGTTCATTGACAAGTTTATCCTTGTT